TCAATCGGGTCAACGGTCACATTGCGCGCGTCTACAAAGCCCGTAATCAGCAACTCAAAGTTGTGGCTGGCCCCCTGTGTGCAAACGATAACCTTCCCAACATCTCCAGCCACAAACGTGTCTGCTGATAGATGCTTTAGGTTGGTCGGGCTAGAGAGCTGAAGGGTCTTGTTGAAAGATGTTGGCGCGGCCGGTGTGAGCGTCACGCGGTCGGCAAACAGTCTCAGATTGCGGTTCCACCAGTTCTGAAGTCCTTGTTGATAAATCGTATTGGTCCAAAACTGCGTGAAATCCGCGCCCGTTTCGGTTAGATAGATGTTGATGCCATTGGTAAATGGGAGCGGCAAACGGAAGTTGAATGCCCATGTCCCAAGACCAGCAGAGAGGGCCGGATTCTGAGATGACGTGATCTCGAATGCCTTTGTCCGAACCCGAAGGTTGGCAAAGCTGTTGGCGGGCTGTTCAAGGGCAAAAAGAGAACGGAGCGGGACTGACACGGAGGGGCTCGCCTCGCCATCATACTTGATATTGAAAAGGATACCAGCCATTGATGCGGTCACCCCCGGCGCAAGAACCATCGAAATATTCCTAACGATCCCGCTGGTTCCGACCGGACTATTGAAGATGGTCATGGGCGCGGCGTTGGTCAGCACGACATATTCGACAGTCGGAGCGAGTCGGATAATGTCTGGGGTCGTCGGCATCGGGAACTCGAACGGATGCCAGCCAATCTCTTGCGGTACCGTCAAGATGGGTCCGCTCTCGTCGATGGGGCCGCGCTCCCATTCCACCCCAAAGGCGTCCCCGTAATCCCATTTCCCAGCCACATCAATCAACTTCGCCTGAAGAACGAACAGCGCCGCCTTCTTCTGTCCCAAGTTCGCGGTTGAGATGATGCCGAAGAAGCCCACCCACTTCGCCACGCCTCCGACAATGCTGGTAGCCGCGATGTCGATGTTGGCCAGATCGGGCAGATCGTGACTTCTCCCCTGCATCCGTACCCCGAAGCCTGAAAGATCGGCGGCCGTCCCATCGGCTTTGAGGAACGTGATGATGAGGTCCTTCTGGCTTGAACTCACAACCGTGGCCACTGAGGCCGCGACCGTGATATCGGCTGCGGCCACCACGACCGAATGGCCGAGCGTCTGGGTTAGAGAAACAGGCGAGATCGAAGTCAAGACTTCCTCCTAGACGGGCAGCGTCCGCAGATCGGCCGTAGGCGAGGTCAGCGCGCTGATGACCCAGAGATCGAACGTGACCGTCGTGATGTCATTCGCCGGGCTCGCTCCAGCGTTGCCCTGCACCTGAATGCCCACGTAGGGACTGGTGATGAGTCCGCCCGCCGTGGCGGGGCGAATCTGAAAATCGTAGCCTCCGGCTTCTGTAACGTTGAGCGCGATCCCGGAGGTCCAGTCCGCTGTGAACAGGCTCACGCCCTGAGAAAGATTCGTCCCGTCAAAGGATACCTTTGCGAGCATGCCTTGGGCGGTGATGGCGTTACCGGCACCCCATACCTTCCCAAGAATGCCATGCGAATACATGGTGTCCGCCACGATGCCGATGAGCGTGAAAGCTCCGCCCGCCACGAGCGTGATATTCGAGAACCGTTGACGCTTCACCACTTGAGCCATTTCGATACCTCCCTATCCTAGACTGACCGCGACGATCTTGGTCGCGCAGGTTTGAGGTCCCAGCGAGTGCTCGATCTCGGTCACGATGAATCGCTTACCAACCCACGATCCATCGCTACTCGGCTCCGGGTAGCCACGGCCATAGGTATCCATATCTGCATTGAAGGCGATGACGTTGCCGCGTTCGATATCTGGTGCCCGTTCGGTCAAGAAGCGTATCACAACGCGCGGCTTGCTCAAAAGATCAATGAGGCGGTTGCGAATCTCGCGTGCCGTCTCCGTGCTGCGGATCGTCTCGCTGGAAATCTCCATCGGGTCCCGCTCTCCGTAGAGCGTGGCCGCCAACTCTAGAGCGGCCTCGCGCTCACCTTTAGGGCAGAAACCCACGTAGACATATGCGCCCACAGAGTCGTCTGATGGTAGATAGCCGAGCAACGGTGCGGCTGTCTTGATGTTGGTCAGCGTCGTATTACCCCAGCCGTTCGTCCCCGTTCGCCACCGGATGTCGAAGGTAGCCCCGGCCGGGTAGCCGATGACGAACCGCTCCTCCTCGACAGCGACATCCGATCCGACGTTCTGGATCGCGAGCCGTGTCGTCGGACGGATTCCCAGCATGGCGTAGGCGCTCGCCGCCACCGTGTTGAGAGCCCACGTTGGAATGCCGGTTTTGCTGATGAAGAACAGGCCCGTCGCCCGCGTGTAGGTCACACTATAGGTGCTGCTGATGGCGCGCATCGCCAGCTCTAGCTCGGCCGCGCGCTCCTCCATCGTCTTCGTCCCGGCCGAGAATGTCACCGTGTGCGCGCCGGCGCCATCGGTGAACTTGAAGGCATCGTTCTTTCCGGCCTTGACCGTGCCGCCACAGCCCACCGACCAATCCTGCGCCACCGATGCTTGAAGCGCATCGTAGACAGCGCCGATGGCTCCCTGCGTGTTGTAACTTCCGGCCGCAATGGTCGCAGCCCGCTCGGTCGTCCCATCCCACCAGTCGATCTTGTCATTGGAGCCGGTGACGCATACAAAGCTCTGATCGCGCTGATTCAGGAACTCGTAGCCGGACAGACTGCCGCTCCGGGTACAGCGCGTCTCGTAGAGAAAGCCCCGGGTCAAATCGTCGCTCAGGTAGCGCAGCGACACCGATGTCTCGATATCAGACAGTGAGGACATCGAGATGCTGAAGCTCTCGGGCGGCCCGAGGTCCTCCCGGCCGAAGGTGATCCTGAAGTTGGCGGGAGCATTGATGCTCCACGGCACGTACTTCCACTTGTTATCGAGATGGGAGAGGAATACCCAACCCAGCGAATCACGCATGAGCAATCTAAGCGTGTTGGCAATCGTCGTGTCATCCGACACCTTGAGCGTGAACGGCATCTCGCCCTTGCGCCACGTCTTCATTGCGTCACGGCCGTCCACGAAGCTGCCGTGAACGCCGACCCCGCGCTCGATGTTGGCGGCGGGCTCCTTGGCGTAGCCGACGATGACATGTTGGGCGATGTCGGGTGCGCGCTCTATCAGGGCATCTGCGGTTCCAGTGAAGTTGCCGGATGTATCGAAGGTGCCATCGTCGGCGTGGCCTTCCAGATTCGCAAAGTAATCTCCGGTGACTTGCGTGACGGCGGCATTGGTGATATCCGCCCATGCAACCGTCCACGGATCGCCGGGATGCTTCTTGATACGAACCCGAGCATGGTCCACCCGATATGGAGCAATGACCTTGCGCCCCGCCTTGTGCTTCACGTAGGCGCCAACGTAGAAGATGTCCGCCGACCCAGACGAGCCGGTGTCGAAGTAGACTCTGAGCGTGGTCTGAGGGAAGTCATATGGAATCTTATCGGGCGCTCCCACGGTCCCGTCCCAGATGGGGAGCGCCGTGTTCTCAATGAACGCCATAACAATCGAAGTGGACGCCGTCAATGTGATAATCATGCTCCCAAGAGTATGAAAGAGCCCGACCTTCAAAGCTGCGGCGGGGCTGGTGGAGCGATAACAGCAAACGATGCCAACGGCCACGGCCGGTCCTAGATTGCTCAACTGCGGGAGGATGTATTCGACCGCCTTGTTGGTCTGGTCGATGCGACAGTAACCGAGCGCATATGGATCGAGGACGGCACGCGGCATGCCGGGCGTGTAGCCACCATAGGACTGAACCGCCACAGGATAGACCGGCGCGTAGACCTTATCGAACTCGTCGGGGAGGTAGAAGCCAGAACCCGATGTCAACTTGAAGATGTCCCCCGAGGCGGCGTCCCAGACACTCACCTTACCTTCCTCGGCATAGCCGATGCTGGTACCGTGCGGGGCCGTGGCGGGGATGCCGACCGTCTTGACCTTGTGACCGGCCACGAGCGCCTGTCCCTTTGAGCTGCCCGCGCCACGCCCCACATCAACCACCACGCACCGCGCCGAGCCGCGAACGCCGTGGCAGATGTCACGGAACAGGTGGGTCAGCCCGGTTCCGCTGCCGGTCCCATAGGGATTCAGGAATGGCGGGACGGTGAGTGGTACGCCCTTGATGGCGCCCCAGCGGTGGGGAATAGCCTGTCCCACGGCGCTCTCCTCGGCATTCGGATGGTCCGCCTTGTTGACCCTCTGGATGATGATGTTGCGGTTCCAGTCCGATCTTTGTTTACAACTGAATAGCACCGCATCACGCTTCAACTCAACGGCATGAATGATGCCCTTGAATACTTGAGCCGCGTCGGCGAAGCTGCCGAGTGATGCCTCCCACAGCCGAGCCGTCACCGTGATGGCCTGCGTATAATGGGTGCGCAGGACGGAGTCGAGCGATCCGGTCGCGCCGGTCGAGTAGGCGAAAGTCCGATTCTCCAGCGAGAAACTGAATGTCGTCGGGACTACCTCGCTGGTCACGAACGCGCCCGGGGCATGGACGGGGCCGAATGCAAGGACCCCTTTCTGCCAAGCCTGAATACTGAACGCCCCTCCGGTCGGGGTAATGACTTCGCGTGTGGCAATGTAGAGCGTATCTGATCCACCAGAAGTGCTCGGCATCGACAGCTCGATCAGCCCGATCAGTTGTCGGCCGTTGTAGTTGGCGTAGGCAGCAAGGAAGGCGTTGGTCATGCGAGTGATAGCAGGTTGAGCCGGACGGAATAGAGCGGCGGCGGCCCGAAGGTCTGGGTTGAGATGGCCCTCATGCCGCTCACGATACACTCATGGACGGTGCCGGTGTGCCGGTAATAGACAAAGCTCTGCCGCGCGCGCCGCAAGAAGTCGAGCTGGGCGAGCGTGGCTGTGGAGACGGCCTCCAGCAGCAGTTGGAACTCATCGTGTGTTTCTCCGATGATCGTCACTACCGGACCCATCGCCATGTTCTCCGTCACCAGCGCCGGGTTCACGATCTCATGGGTCGAGCCGGGCGATCCGATAACTCCCGGGTCCACCTCCGGCACGATGCTGACGAACAGCCGCCCCAGAGCGAATGGCGCGGTGGCCGCGTCCGAGAACATGATGCGCAGATAGCGGAATGTTTCCCCGGCCCCTTCGATCATGGCATCGCGATAACCTCCAAAGGATGCGGTGGCGGCGCTGGCGAAGTTCGTGAAGGTCGCCGTGCCATCATAAGTCTGCCCGGCCGTGCGATAGGCGGCGTGGACCGTGAATGGGCGTGGGAACAAGCCTTCGGGCACGGGCTGGCATCGGATACCATGAAAACTAATGATCTTGATGGTCCGGTCGGCCCCGAGGTCGATGTCCAGCTTGAGCGCATCGGCACCAGAGGGCGGCGTGTTGCTCGTCTTCCACAGTAGGTAGCGGTCAGGGTTGAGGATGTTGGCCATCGGGAATGCCGCGTCCTGTTCCAGCGCGGGCTTGTTCGTGTAGGCCACATTGCCGTTGATGAGCACCGGAGTCACGACGCCGCCCTGAAAGATCGGCCCCATCGCATTGCTCTGGACAGTCGAGAAGCGCGTGTTGGCCATTAGAATCTCGAGGCCCCGCGCACGCTCTCGAATGCTTGCCGCAATGGAGCACCGGGGCTGGTCAACTGTTGGAATGCATCGAGAGCCGAGAACGACTGGAACACGAATGTGTTGCCGCCTCCCAATGCGCCGCCGCCATCGAACGATACCCCGCTCTGGGGCGCGCTCCCAGCTCCATGCCTACGGGAAAGAAAGCTCGTCCCGGCCGTGACGATGGACTCTCCGGCCGGACCGCCCACAACCCAGCCGATGAGCTTCAGGAATAGCTTAAACACCTCGGTCGCCACGATCTGCCCGACCATCTGGAGAAACATCTGCCCGATGGTCTTGAAGATGGTGGTGAGCGCCGTGGCAAAAGTTTGCCCCCTCGACAATAGATTCGAGAACACCGCCGAGAAGCCTTGTTGCATCCCCTGAAAGACGGCACCGATACCATCATGGAGCAAGGTGCCAGCTTTTAGCATGTTTTCAACCTCCGTCTGCCACGCCCTCGTCACATTACTGAACACCTCGCGTGTAGCAGTCCCTTCGGGGAATATCGACCGCTCGGCATTGGCCTTGCGCTCATCCATGATGCGCTCGATTTCATTGAACCTCTGCTCCTGAATCTTTTTACGCAACGCCTCCTGCTCGGCCAAAAAACCCTTCTCATCCGGCCCAACGAACATCTTTTTCTCCAGTTCGCCGAGCTTGGCAGCGGCTTCTGCGGCCTCGATGCTAGCCACCGCCGCATCCCTTACGGCTCTCGTCCATTTTGGGTAGGCTTCTGAAAGTTCTTTGACTAGAGCCAGATGCTTCAGCATTTTAGCATTGGATTCGTCCATGCCTTCATCCTGACCGGGCGGCGTAGCGAGCGCGGCCATATAGCCAGTGAAGATGGCTTCATCCTTCTCCTTCTTGGTCCAAAATGCAGCCTCGTTTTTTGGCTGAAGGCCCAGCTTCACCCGGAGGGCATTTTGGCTTCTCTCCCACCAGCCCTGGCTCTTTTTGTCCGCATCCTCGACCGCCTTACCAAATCTGTGAATCCAGTCGATGAGGCCGCTGATGGTATTGGCGATGTCCTTCGCCGGACCGACCATCGCCGACGCTATATCCAGCCACACACCGCGCCAGCGAATGCCGAGCACGTTGTAGACCTCGTGCAACTCCTTCGCCTTGGCTATCATCTTTTCGTCCATCAGTGCGCCGCTTTCGATCATCGCCTCACGAACCGCCCCAATGGTCGAGGACAGATCAAGGGCCACGCCGGAAAGCGAGCGCCATTGGCGACCGAGCAGCTCGTTGAGCAGGGCGTTTCTCTGAGCCGCGTCTCCACCCTTCTTGAATACATCGCTCAGTTGGATCATTGCGGTGAAGGCGTCGCGGCTTGTCACGCCCAAATGCGCCAGACGATCATGGTGCTGCTGGATTGCCTTCGACATGAACTGGAGCGCGGTCCCTGCTCCTTCCACGTCCTTACCGAAACGCTTATATGTCTCTTGCAGCACCTGCACGTTCTGGACAGAGGTGCCGGTGCCGCGCGCCAGCTTCTCAATGGCGATTGCTTGATCGGCGAAGTGTTTGGTAAGTGCGATAACCCCTGACACGGCCGTGATGGCGCCAGCCGTGAGGATACCGAACGCGCCGCCCGCCGAGGCAATGCGCGCCAATGGACCGGGCAGGGTTCCTAGTTGGGCAGCCAGATTGCGCACGGCGATGCTGGCCTCATCTCGGGCCTTGATGATGATTGCGACTACCGGGTTGACATCAGCCACCGAAGCCATCCACGTAGCAGCGCATCAGCAGATGCTGGATCACGTCCATGCCCATCGCCTCCGGCTTTGCATGGGCGAGAATGTCGGCCACCATCACCCTCCGATACTCACGCGACCCGCGCAGGATCGTCACCGGGAGCGATAATGCTCGCGGGTCCGATAGGTCCGGACTCGACGCCCGGGTGAGCGCCCGCAGCTCCTCCGCCATTGCCAGACCCTTCTCGCTCGCCAGTAGAAAAGCCAGCCGACTCGGCGGCCCCTCCCACATAGCCGCCGACCCGGAGAATGGCGTTCAACATCGCTAGCTTGTCTTCCTCATTGAGCACGCGGCCCGGCAGCGACAGCGAGTGTCTCGGTTTGGCGGGGTCGAACCAGAAGGCGGGGGATACCTCGTTGCCGTGCTCGTCATAGAGCACGGTGCACAACTCGATCAGCGGCTCACAGAAGGCAAGACTCTCGCGCGCTAGCTGTTCGGCCAGCGCAGGGTCACCTATCACAGGGTCCTCGGCCATCGCGTCACGCGGCTTCAGGCCCGGCAAGGATTTGGTGGCATCGTAGAACTTCATGTGATCGCGGTTCTCGCACCGCACCATGACCGGCGTGCCAGCCTTGGTCTTGAGATGCTTGAGTGCAACGATCTCGACCGGCAGCACCACATCGCTGACGACCGTGGCCTTGTCGTCCATCATATTCCTCCGTTCTTACGTCAGGACCGCCCCGAGGTTCCGCGCCCGGATGTAGAGCGCGGTGGTGTCGCTCGCGTTGTAGTAAGCCTCTTGCTCGCAGGTGGAGATGATGACCCCGTAGCCCGCGACGGGATTCGAGAAGCTGGTGATCTGGGCCGAGTTTGACCGCAACTCCAGCTCCCGATACACCACGCCGGTTCCGACAGCGGTCGGGTGGCGCAGGATGATCTTCGGCGTGACATTCGTGAACGCCTTCGCGGCCACGAACTGATCGAGCGTCGCGAACTCCTGCGTGAGCTTCCACTTGGCCACGATGAAATCGGTCCGTAGTGGCTCGTCCGGGTTGAGCGCCCCCATGTAGAAGCGCGTCTCATCGTGCGGGTTGGTCAACGTGACCTCGAAATCCTTGAGCCGTTGCGTGAACGAGAACGACGCCGGCTGGGTCGTGAGCAGCACCCCAGCGTTGCCGCTGAGCGTGACCTGCGTGGCGCTGTCCACCGTCGAGATAGTACGCCCGACCGTGGCACCGGCCGCAAAGAAGACCATGCCGGGCTTGAGGTTGAGGCTCGCCGGGGTCCATGTACCGAAGCCAGTGACAGGCGAGATGCTGGTCACCGTAGGCGAGGCGACGGCGCAGCTCATGGTGCACAGCGCGAGGCCCGGAACAGTGTCGGCCATGCCGTCGTTGAGGGTGACGGACTGGTGGAAGATGACAGGCAATGTCGCCGGGAAAGCCGGGCTGCCGACGAGCGACTGATTGTCCAGCTTATCCCGCGCCACCACGTTGAACTGACAGGTGAGCATCGCATCGGCTCCGGTCCCGGCCTTACCCTTGATCGTCAGGTCCGTGACCTTGGCGCCCACGAGCACCTGACACTTCGTGGTCGGCACGTCTCCCTCGACCATCTGAATACGATAGGTCTTGAGCGTCTGCCCTTCCTTGAAGATGTGATCGAATACGACCGTCTCACCACCCACGACACCGCCTGAATAGAGCCCGGTGACCGCCCTCAGAAGCTCGTTTAGGCCCTCATAGTTCGTTCGCACGAGGAACTGGCCCTTGTAATACAGGCCACCCTGATAGAGCGCCCGTCGGCTCTGTGCGTTGTAAAGGGACGGGTCGGGAATCACACCGATCACGGGGTCCACGTTCATGCTGATGACTTCCAGCTTATCTGTGGCCGTCGCGCCTCCCACGGCATAGCCCGACTCGGCGGCGAACTGGATGTAGCTCTTGTTTCCAAAGCCCGGCATGGGACCCTCCTACGGGGCCGTCAGGGACATTTCAAAATCCACGAACACTTCTTGAACTCCCACCGCGATCCCCGCCGTGCTCATGGCTGCATCGTAGCTGAAGTTCTGGCACCAGATGCCGTAGCCCCACGCGCTGTAGAATGTGCTCTCGGCCGCGTAGATGGCCCGTAGAACATCAGCCTTGAGATTTAGAAGCATTCGCAAGGCTACTGTCTGATCGGCGCCCCGGGCAAAGCACGTGATCTCAAACATCGCATGTGCCCGCCGTGTGACGGTTCCAGCATCCGCCGCCTGCATCTCGGTTTTGCTGTATTGAACGTATATCTGATACTTCATATCCGGCACTGGATCGGCTGGGAGCCCGGCATCGACGAACGGCTTCGAGGTCATCAGCCACGATCCAGCGACGCCAATCTTATTCATCTCGACTACGATGGCGTCTTGGATTCGCGCCTCAGAAACCTCGGTAGGCGGCATCTAAGGCAAGGTGACGAACACGTGCGTCAGCGCGCCGTCGTCCGCCTTCTGGACTTGGATGACTTTGTAGCTCACCCCGTCCGCCGTCAGCAGCGAGTTAGCCGCGAGCCCGGGCAATGCTCCCGTCTTGATGACCAACATGGTGACCTGCCCCATGACGCCGCCCGCCTGCCCACCTTGCCACAACGTCTGGTCCGGCGTCTCGATGATGGCTTTGACCGTGAGTGATCCGAATACTACGGAGACGCCGAACTCGTCCAGCATGAGCTGGATGTCCGACGCCCCGTAGTAGCTCGGCATTCCTATGCGACCTTCTTGGTTCCGATGAACGTAGCGCCCATGAGCACGACGCCGACCGCGACACAGACGGCTCGGACGTACCGCTTCACATTACGCACGTCGAAGTTGAGCGTGACGCTGGTATTCGCACCGGTCAGGGCGGCGGTTGTGATCGCCCCTCCGGCCGGGGTGCCAAACGTCGAGTTGTCGGCGCTATCCTCGACCCTGAACAAGCCGCTCGTTCCAACCGCTCCAAGCGAGCAGGCGAGCGTGACGACTCCCTCGAAGCCGACGGCTGAGATATCCACTCCGGTCCCGTTGACCGTCGCGGTGCTGATGCTCTGAGGGGGGACACCGGGCTGCGCAAAATCCCGGGCGTGGATGACGACAGTTGCGGGCATTTCGTTCTCCTTCTAGCCACGCTTTCGCGTGGGCGGGTCCTGAGTCAGAACCACCGGGGTTTCTCCCGACGGTATCTGTGTGGTCGTCACGGGCTCGGCTTTGGGTGCCGGAGCGTCAGCCTCCGGCACCTCGACGAGCCTCCCTTGCTGCACGAACTGGCGTGCCTGCCCCGGGTCAAGGTCCACCTCGTCGCCGGGGTAAACGTCCTTCCCGCCCGAGAGGCAGACACCTACCAGCACATGATACTTCATAGACCCTCCTTGCTTAGCTGGTCGCGCCAGTGGTCTTGACGAACGATTCGCCGCGCCGCACGAGGATGTCGCACATCTGGAAGCTGGTCACCTCGATGATGCCCTGCTTCTTGAGCCGGTACGGATCGACGATCAGCTCCAGCGCCCCGAACGACCCGATGATGAGGTCATTCCAGTTGCCGAAGATGTTGCCGATCTCGGTCCCGCCCGTCCGCTCCGAACCAGTCATGGTGCTGCTGATCTGATTCGTCGCGACGGCCTTATAGCCTGCCGCCTGTCCGTCCTGATACGTCCCGGTCCAGATCGGCCGACCCGCTGCCGCCGCCGGGAAGTCGAGCAGCCCACGCAGGTTCGTCGCAATGGTCGGATGCATCAGCCATCCCAGCGTTCCAAGGTAGGCGTTCAGACCGGCGAGCAACCCCTGCATGGTGAGCATCTTCGCGTAGGACATCGCACCGCCGATGGCGGACGGCGTCACCCCCACGGCCTTGTAGATGCCGGTCGGTTCACCCGCCGACGCGAGCCCATGAATGGCAGCCCGGTCGATGGCGATGGCGTGAATCAGAGCCAACTCTTCACGGACCATTCCCTCCACGTCGATGCTCGCCTGAAGGAGCAGTTGACGTGAATAAGCCGCCGACGCCATGAGCGTCTTCGGTGCAAGCAGGGCCAGCCCGAGCGCGACATCGGAATCCGCCACATCCGCACCCGGGTTCTCTCCCACCCAGAAGGCCGTCATGGCACCCGTCTGCTTCGGGAATGCAATGGGCGCCGTGAGACCCGAGAGAGTACGTGCCCCCAGAGCCACGACGGCCGTGTAGTTTCGGAGCAGGGTGATGAGTTCTCCCTGCTGCTCGAACACGACCTCCATGCCCTTACCCACGGTGGGTGATGCGAGCGTACGGGCCTGCATCGAACCGAGACGCATCGGCACCATGACGCCGCCACGCCGTGTGATCGTGGGTGGAGCCAACCGGACGAGTTCCTGATGAACTTCAGCCTCCAGCCCTTCAAACTTGCCGCCCTCGGCGAGATTCGCAGCGCCCGTGATCGCGCGAGCGTAAGAATACGCCTTCCGATCCTTCTCGCTCAGTTCGAGCGTCTCGGAGTTGGGCTGGGCGGTGCCCTCGGTCTTGCGCAGCTTGAGAATCTCGATGGCCACCTGACCCGGAGTGAGCCCACGCTTGAGCCAGTCTTCGGCATGCTTGCCGACACCATTCAGCTCGGAGATAGCGGAAATCTCTGCCACCTCCTTGTTCCGGGCTTCGAGCGCCTGCTCGACCGACCGGGTCTCGGGCACCACCGCCGCGCGCGGATCGTCGTCTGCGACCTCGATGACGGCACCCTTCTCGTCACGAACCTTCTTCATCTTACGTCCCTCCTCGACGGTTGTGCCGTCTTCGATGATGACAGGCGGACGGGCTTCCCGCCCACCATCACGCCCGACCCCAACGGTGGGATCGGCCGGTACGCCAACAACGCTTAGCTCCATCGGCTCCCATGCGGTCATTCGCCACAGGTCACCAAGGTCTGCATTCTCTTCAACCTTCACGGCTCGCGTCGGGAGATATCCGACCGAGATATTGGATCGAATACCATCCTCGATGTCCTGCTGAACTTCCTGTGCCCGGTCGCTGCGCGAAAACCTGATGATCGCACGCAGCACCTTGTCGTCGTCAAGCCGGGCCGATTCGATGACCCCGACCGGCGCCCCCCGGTGCTCTTCGAGAACGTTGGCCGCCCCGCTAGTGAACCGCTTGAGATTGACGCTCTGGGTCGAATGATCGAGCACCTCGCGCCAGATGTAGCCGAAGAAGTCTCGGGTCACCTCGTACTCGCTGCTGACCGCGACCTCGAAGCGCGGCATGGCATCGGCAGCCGAGCGCACGGCGCCTTCGGCCACCGGAGCATCGGGTAGGCGTCGAATCTCTTTGACGGGGAAGAACCGCATCCCCGGAGGGCCGGGGAGTTGTGTCTTGCGCTTGGGCATCTTAGTGCCTCCCATTCGATAGTGCTGCCAGAACCGCCGCACGCCCGGCCCCGCCGTTCGCCGTAGCATCGGCCGCGCTGGCCGCCGCGTCGGCGGATTGCGCATTGGCCGTCGGGGAACTCGGAGACAGGCCACCGTCGATCTTCACGCCCTGCTCGGCGGCGATCTCCTGTTCCTCTTTCAGCTCCTCGATCAACTCCTCATAGTCGATACCGGCTTCGGAAAGCATCTGGGTGCGCGAGGCCAGCCCGTTGGAGATTCCGATGACCCCACCTTCGGTATCCTTGAGCGGATCAACCCACGGCCAGCCTCGCGCAGACCATTTCACGTCCTTGAAACGCCGTGCATCCCGAGAATCCAATACCAGATCACCCGAGAGCAACGCCGCGTTCAGCCACTCGTTATAAACCCGCGTGCGAAACGCCCGCGCCCACCACTCCTGAAGCGTGCGCCACGTATCGCGTTCGATGAGGAGGCCGGAACGCATCGAGGAATAGTTGACGGATTCTAGATCGCTGGTGAGCGCATTGTACGAGACACCTAGGGCGCTGGCGATCTTGCGCAGCATGGACTTCGTGAAGGCGGGGAAGGCTCCGGTTGGATGGGTTGGGTCCCACGGTTGAAACTCCCAGCCAATCGGGAGCTTCTCCATCGTGCCGGGGTTCGCATCCATTTCCTCCGGCCCCGCCGTCGATGGGGCTCCCTCGCCGTCCGCAGCTCCCTTATTGAAGAAGAAGCCCATCTTCGCAGCACCGGCCCGGGCCGCGACCAGCTCAGCCTCTTCGTAACCTTCCAGCATGCGCAGCGCGATCATCACCGGCAGGAAAATCGTGACGCCCCGGGACTGATTCACCCGACGGGGTCGATAGAGGTGAATGATCTGCTTGGCCGGGATACTGGTCCGGTCCGATCGACCGAGCTGCTTATACATGGCATCGAACACGCTGTATGAGACCGGGCGCCCATAGCCGTCCACCTCGATGCCCATGCGCACCTCGTTGGACCCCGGTTCTGCCCCCCGGTTGTGCAGGTCGTCCACGAGGTCGGCGTCGATGGCCTCCAGCGCCATGCCGTAGGGCAAGGCCGGGTCCAGCCAGATACGCACGAACGCTTCTCCATCGCGCCGCTCGGTACGGAGAAGTTGGTGCTCGAACTCGACGAGGCTGAACTTCCCGTCCAGCGTTACCGCCTGCGACCAGTCGGCCCAGCCCTCCTTCAGCTTATCGTTGATTTTCCATGCCGAGCTGCCATCGTTGTTCTTGACCCGGGGCTGGTGTTTGAACCCGTGTGGGCCGACGACGTTGCCAGTGGCGAGGTTGAGGTAGCTTGCGACCCACGAGTTATTGCGTTCCATCTCGCGGGCACGGGCACGCAGGCGTCGAAAGGTCCCCTTGACCTCCTGATCTGGCGACATGCACGACGCCATCCAATCTAACGTCAGACGATTCATGGCGGCACCCGCCGTCGAGTTGATCGCGGCAATCTGCTCCTGAGAGAGAGATGGCCAGACCAGCTCGCGCCATGCGGCCTTCAACCGAGAGCCAAGAGACGATGGCTTCTGCTTCATGCGTCGAACCTCGTGCCGGTGAACTTGATGAGCACCGGAGTTGAGAACCTTCCACCCGCCCGCACGGATCGAATCTCAGAACGGAGCTGATTGCGAAACCGCATTAGCTCGTCCAGTGAATAGTGCTCAAGACTCCGGCCAGCGATCTGGTAGCGGAGCACATCGGTGGAAGCATTGCCCTTGAGGCGCGCTTCGACGGCGGCCAACGTCGCTTCGGCCCACGCTTGCATGTCGCCCGTCACGGCGGCGGCGATGTTCGGCAGCACCTCAACCCGGCCCCGGGCGACCACGATCACGGTTGTGGTCTTCGAGACGCGCTCCTCCCACTGGTAGTTGCCAGCCGTGAGCGGCGCGGTGTCGGTGGCTGCGAACGTGACGATGAACTTGTTCCCGCTGACCGTCGCCGTTGCGCTCTCCACGGAAGCCCCGGCGAGATAGGCCGTCAGGCTCCACCCATCGGCCGGAGAATAGTCACTGAACAGCCGTTCGTAGGTGACGGTTTCTCCGCTGGCGAATGACGGTGGCATTTCGATGAGGACCGGCGCAGTCATGGAAACCAGACCTTCATGGAGCGGGTCGTCAACGGCAAGTCAACATTGCGTGGAATGGGGGTGCGGGGGGGGGGGGGGGGGTGGCCGGG